TACACAAGTCCTAAAATACAAGAAAATAAAAAGCAAGGTTACATTGAATATGGTGATGATAATAATTACTTTCAGTTTTTAATTGATAGGTTTTTATATTCAACTACAAATGGTGCTATTATTACAGGTATATCAAATATGATATATGGTAAAGGTTTAGATGCTTTAGATGCATCAAGAAAGCCAAATGAATATGCACAAATGAAAACTTTATTTAAACCAGATATGTTGCGTAAAGTATGTTTAGAACGCAAACTGATGGGAATGGCTTCTATGCAAATAGTAAAGCAAAAGAATAGAATAGTTAAAGTTGAACATTTTCCTATTCATACATTAAGAGCAGAAAAATGTAATGATAAAGGAGAAATAGAAGCATACTTTTATTCACCAGATTGGAGTAAAGTTAAACCTTCTGAAGTATTAAAAAGAATACCAGCATTTGGTTTTGGTAATGGTAATGAAATAGAAATAATGGTTATAAAACCTTATTTACCAATATTCCACTATTATACACCTGTTGACTATAATGGTGCTTTAGATTATGCTTTATTAGAAGAAGAAATATCTGTATATCAAATAAACGATGTAAAGAATGGATTTAGTGGAACTAAAGTTATCAATTTTAACAATGGTATTCCAACTGAAGAAATGCGTGACCAAATTAAAGCAGATGTTAAAAACAAACTAACAGGTTCACGAGGTGATAAAGTAATTGTAGCTTTTAATGCTAATGCTGAAAGCAAAACAACAGTTGAAGATATACCATTAACAGATGCACCAGCACATTATGAATATTTAAGTAGTGAATGTTTTAATAAGTTAATTGTAGGTCATAGAGTTACTTCGCCTATGTTATTAGGAATTAGAAATGGTGATGGTGGTTTAGGTAATAATGCTGATGAAATTAAGACTGCAACTTTATTGTTTGATAACATAGTAATTAAACCTTACCAACTTGAAATAATAGAAGCATTAAATGAAATATTATATTACAATGATATTAGTTTAAAATTATACTTTAAAACTATTCAACCATTAGAATTTACTGAATTAGATAACGCACAAAATGCTGAACAAGTAAAAGAAGAAACTGGTTTAAGTTCACATACTTGTTTAAGTTCAGATATTGCAGATGCTTTAATTGAAAAAGGTGAAAAACTTGGTAATGAATGGACATTAGTAGATGAGTTTGAAGTTGATTATGATAAAGAAGATGAATACGATGCTGAAATTAACTTTATAAACGAAAAGAATAAAAAAAGCAAAAGTGCATTATCTAAAATTTGGCAATTTGTTTCAACAGGTACTGCAAGACCAAATGCTAAAAGTCCAGAACAAGATAAAGTAATTGATGGTGTGCAATTCATAACAAGGTATGTTTATAGTGGTAATGCAACTGGTCAAAGAGAATTTTGCAATAAAATGATTAATGCTGATAAGGTTTATAGAAAAGAAGATATTATTGCAATGGAAAGTCAAGCAGTAAATGCTGGTTTTGGTGTTAAAGGTGCTGATAATTATTCTATTTGGTTATATAAAGGTGGTGCAAGATGTGAACATAAATGGCTTCGTAGAACTTATGCAAACTTTGAAGGTGTTAAAATAGACCCTACAAATCCAAATGCAAAAAATATTAGTTCTGCTACTGCTGAAAAGTATGGTTATAGAATAAGAAATGAAAAAGAAGTTGCTATGAAACCAGCAGATATGCCAACAAAAGGTTTTACACAAGAGTATTGGGATAAAATGGGATTTACAAATTAAGGATATGCAAGCATTATTTGTTACAAGAGATGATATTGTTAGGTTTACAGCATTAAATGGCAACATTGATGTAGATAAATTTGTTCAATATATTAAGATATCGCAAGACACACATATACAAAATTATTTAGGAACACAATTATTTAATAGACTAAATGATGATATTGTAAATGATGACTTAACAGAACCATATACAACGCTTTTAAGCAAGTATATTAAACCAATGGTAATACATTGGTCAATGGTAGAAGCATTACCATTTTTAGCCATTACAATTGCTGGAAAAGGTATCTACAAACATACATCAGAAAACGCTACAAATGTTGAAAAGAATGAAATTGATTTCTTGGTAGAAAAAGCAAGGGATATTGCACAACATTACACAAATAGGTTTATAGATTTTATGAGTTTTAATCAAGCAGATTTTCCTGAATACAATTCTAATTCAAATGGTGATATGTATCCAGATAAAGATGCTTATTTTACTGGATGGGTATTATGATAAATAAGTATAAACCAAAACAAGCTAACATTAAGAAGTTAGAAATATTTTTAAAAAAAATAGAAAACAAAACTAAAGATGGGATTAAATTTTCAAAGCATTAAAGGAGACACATTTGAAGAAGTAACTTTTGAGTTACTATTAAACGATGAACCATATAGTTTAGAAGATGCTATTATTAGAATGCAATTAAGAAAAGAATATGGTGGTATTCCATTTTTATCTTTAACTTCAGTTGCAAATGCTGGTATAACAATTACTGATGATGTAAATGGTTTATTTAAGATTAATGAACAAATAATTGATATTTGTGCTTTTAATTATTTATATGATATAGAAATTGAATTTGGTGATGGTACTGTTAAAACTTACATAAGTGGAAATTTTGTAATTAAAAACGATGTAACAAGATAATGAGTGATATTATAGATATAAACGTAGGTGAAACCATTGAAGAAGTTACTATTAATGTTACTGATAATCTTATTACAGTTAATATAAATAAAGTAACAGGTGGTGGTGGTGGAACACAAACATTAGCACAAACTTTAGATTTAGGAAATGTAACAGGTGGTGAAAATATAAGTATTTCAAATGGTGATGCTATTATTTTAGATAATGGTTCAATGCTTAAAAAAGGAACTATTGATGCTGGTAATGGTGGTGCTAAAGGTATTTCACAAATTTGTGGTGTAGGATATGAACACAAATGGGAAGCTGGTAGACTTTACATAATGAATGATGGTGGTACTATTATACGTGAAGTATCACATAATCTTACTTATACGCCAACTGCAACTGATGATGTAACTAAAGGTTTTGTTCAAAATACAAGATGGATTTTAGACAATGGTGATGTTTATCTTTGTACTGACCCAACAGAAGATGCATCAGTTTGGGAATTAGTAAATACTGGAACTACTCCAGACCTTCAACAAGTTACTGATAAAGGAAATGAAACAACAAATAATATAAAAGTAATTAATGGAAGTCAAAATTCATTTACTTTACAATCTAACGGAATTAATTTTGAAGATATAGACAATGTTGGAAATACTCTTTTAAGATTTGAAAATACATCAGTTGCAGACCAAGAAATTTTTATAAGAGGATTAGGCGGTACAATGGCTTTGCTTTCTGATATTACTACTCCAACACTTCAAGAAGTATTAGACAACAACCACGATTTAGTTGATAATAATTTCTTTGCTGGAACTGATGCTGGGAATGATAATAGTGGAGGTTCATTAATTGCAATAGGGGGTGCTACAGCACAAGGTAATTCAGGAAATAATTTAGTTGCAATAGGCGATAGTGCAGGATTTAATAATTCAGGAGCTTATGTAAATGCCATTGGAAATGCTGCTGCATATATAAATTTTGGAACTAATGTAAATGCTTTTGGACAACAAGCTGCATCTGGAAATGATGTCGATAATGTAAATGCTTTTGGAAAATCTGCTGGAGAAGAAAATACTTTCAGCCACGTAAACTTATTTGGAGAAAACGCACAAGCTGATGAAAATGGTCAAACAGTTCTTTCAAAAGATGGTACTATTATGGCTCGTATTTCAACTACTGACTTAACAGCAACAAGAAAATATAATTTGCCCGATGCTGATGGCACAATAGCTTTGACTTCTGATGTAGGAGTTACATCTGTTGGATTAACTATGCCTTCAGCATTTACTGTAACAAATAGTCCAATTACTTCAAGTGGTGATATAGCTGTAACAGGAGCAGGTTTAGTTTCTCAATATGTTAGAGGTGATGGTACACTTGCTAATTTCCCAAATTCAACAGGTGGTGGTTCATCAGTTAATTATTATCTTAATGGTTCAGTTTCACAAGGTACATTTGGGGGTGATACTTTTTATGAAATGAGTAAAACACCTATACTTGGAGCTGGTACAAATTTTACAAGAACAAATGGAGCATCC